CGACGCGAATCTCGTAGTGTTGCGGCACCACTTCCCCGACCGCCGCGCGGACGACGAATTTGGCGCGGGAAAATCCCTCGTCACGGAGGCGTTCTACTAAAATGGTCGCCACCTGGTCGGCATGCTCGGCAATCACGTCGAAATCGGGCGTTTGCTCCACCAATACGCGCTCACGGGCAGGCATGTAGCGGCCGTAGAGGCTGCTCGCATAACTGCCGAAAAAGATGACGCCCTGGTCGATCAACGTGTCGCGGGTCACCTGGTGCAAACGTTTGCCTTCGTCTTCGTCGCCGGCGTCTGTCTCGTCCTTTGCCTCGTCCTTTTCCGCCTTTGCCTCTTCTTTCGACAGATCACGCTGGATGCTGACCGAATCGCACTCGTGGGTCACCTTCAACGGATAGTATTGGTTCAGTAGCACCAGACGCTTGAGTAACTTCTCCCAGCGCGAGACGTCGCCACCGGGGCGGGACAGTTCCAGATACATGTTCATCCGCAGAAAATTCGCCGGCGCGTAGCGGATCCCCGCGACCCGGATGGCTTCCCGCTGCAACATCCGGTAAATGGCCGCCGGCAACAGCGTGATGTCGGCAATCGGAATAAAGTTGACAAATACCTTGAACGTGCCGTAGTGCATGCCCGACTTGGCCTCGACTTCCGTGTAGCCTTCGGTGTGGTAGAGGTCCGCCAGCTCTTTGGCGTCTTCCAAAGGGTGCATCGAGTAGAAATCGTAGTCGGGGATTTCGACGTTGCGGTTGTAAAACTGCGCGTCTTTAGGCAGGATGTTGTTGATCGCCGTGCCGCCGTAGCAAATCAGACGTTTGCGCCGCAGAAAATTCTCCAACAGACGGATCATACGCCCCACCTCTTCCGAATTGGCGACCTTGGTCTTGACTAAATGATCGCTTTCGTCCACCGCGTGCCGCAAAATCGCCATTTCGCATTCTTCAAAGGTCAGCGTGTCGTCACATAGACGTGTGTGGTACCGACGGCGGGTGTGGGGTGGCATTCAAATTCAAATATCTCAACACCGGTCCCAGTTCCCAATACAGTATTTGGTATTAGGGGTACCCAGGCTAATAGTATATAGTATATAGGGCGATTCATTTCGTACATAGATATCATAGCATATAGCATAGAACATAGAACATTAGAACATAGACGCATCATAAAGGTCTGATCATGGAAATTGCCATTCCTGCCTTGGCCCTCGGGGGACTGTTCCTGGCCTCCAAAAACAAGCCACGCGAAACGTTTATGAATCAGTCCAAAGCCGCTGCGCAGGCGGCCGCGTTGCCCAACGTCGACGTGCCCGACGTGAACTATCCCGCGATGTACCCCATTGCCGGTTCGCCGAACCCGGAACTGGACGCCACGTCGGCGCTGTCGACCGTCAACCGGTTCGACGCGCCTTCGGTCTACACGGACAAATACTTTAGTACGAACCCGGAACTCAACCAGGTCTCGCAGATGACCGCCGTCAACGTCGCCCAGCAGAGCCGGTCGTACACGTCGATGACCGGGCAAACGGTGGACCTCGACTACTTTCGCCACAACAACATGGCGCCCTTCTTTGGGTCTAAATCGCGCGCCAACAATCCGTCCAACGCGATGGAATCGACTTTAGACAATTATACGGGGTCCGGGTCGCAACAGTACGCCAAACGCGAGGTCAATTCGTTTTTCCGGCCCAACGAGGGGTACCAGTGGGCCAACGGCATGCCGTCGACCAGCGAGTTTGTCCAGTCGCGCATCGTGCCCAGCATGAACATGGCAAACGTGAAACCGTTTGACGAAGTGCACGTGGCGCCGGGGCTCGGACTCGGCTACACGGCCGAGGGCGCCGGCGGCTACAATTCGGGGATGCTGGCGCGGGACCAGTGGCTCGACAAGACGGTCGACCAACTCCGCGTGGCCAACAAACAAAAGGCGTCCGGGCTCGGCATGCTGGGCTACGAAGGCCCGGCCAACAGCGCGATCAAACGGTCCGCCACGCAAGATCAGCAGGGCATCGTGGAAAAGAACCGCGTCGAACGCACGTTTGAGATGGGGCAAAACCGGCTGTTTACGACCACGGGGGCGGAGAAGGCGCCGACCATGCGCGCCATCACCGTCGACGACCGCAGCACCCGCCCGGAAACGTCGATGAGCTACGCCGGCGTCGCCGCGCTGGGGGGAGGACAGACCTTGCAACAGGTGCGCGGCGAGTACATGCCGAGCCACCACCAGGACCTCGGCGCGGTGCCGTTCACGGCGGCCTACGCGGCGGGCATGGGGGGCGCGCGCGACGGCGAGTACGGCCGCGACGCCGCGGTCGCCTACCCCAACAATCGCTCCTTCCCCGGCAGTGGCGCGCAACCGGCGGGCAGCAACTATTTCGGCACCGCCGGCGCCGCCAGCGTCATGGGCGCGGTCGTGGCGCCCCTCCTCGACCTCCTCCGCCCCTCGCGCAAAGAAAACGCCGTGGGCAACCTGCGGCCGTACCAAAACGCCAAGGCCGCCGTCGAACAAATGTATGTATATGACCCCAGCGACCGCCCCGAGGCCACCATGCGCGACATGACCGGCAACTCGCTCTTCCACCACAACGTCAACGGCACTCAGAACCAAAACGGCCTCGGCTACCTGATGGCCGAGTACGACGAACTCCACAACCAGCGCGACAGCACCACCGACTATTTCTACGCCGGCAACGCCGGGGGCGCCGACGGCAGCCACCAGATCCGGCCCTACGACGCCGAGTACCGCCAGCGCAACAACGAGATCAAGTCGAGCACGATCCAGGGACGTCTGGTGCCCGGCAACATGTCGCTCATGAACCACGCGACCAACGTCCGGACGGTGACGGACCGCGACACGCTGTCCCAAAACCGGCGCGCGGCCGACGGGACGCGCGCGTCGCAGCCCCCGTCGCAAGACACCCTGGGAATGCTCCAGGGCGCCAACACCAAGGACCGGTATCAGACCATCCAGCTGGACCGCAACAACGGCGACGTCCTCAGCCAACTCAAGAAAAATCCCTACACCTTGTCCGTCGTCAACGGACTTTAGTCGGACGGACCAAAAACATAACAAACGCGCAAAATACAATTATTCCAACAAATCGTATTTTGATTCAAGGAGTTCCATCAAACTACTGGACATTTGGATGCCGACATCATGAAGTAATAACACAATTGCTTCAACTCGTCTTCCGAACACTGGCAAGCCCCCCGGTGGTACGATTCCCATACGACCTTGCATGCCCGGGCGCACAACGCGAATTCCTGGTGATGGTAGCTGTTGTGAATAAAGTTGCGAATCGGGGCCCCGGGACAATCGTAAATGTACTTGTAGTTGGTGATCATCTGGTGGTAATCGCCGTAATAGTGGTCAAACAACGCCGGGTGGTCAAAGAATACCGGGCTGTACAACTGTTCGTCGGCGTGGCCGTAACCTTCGCCTAAATATCGCAAGAACTTTTGGATAATGAGTTCACACACCTCGTTCATGTAAAAGCCGTTACCGGTGAAAAACCCGCTGCACATGCTGCACCGGCCAAACTGGAAATACTCTGCCGTATTGTTTACCAGGGTCGGAGGAATGTAGTCAATGTAGCACGTGGAGAATTTGTCGCGGTTGCACGACAATGCTTCTTCTAAATGTTTCAGGTTGTTGTACCCCATCCGTTCAATACAAAAGTTGATCCAGGCGAAATGGGTGCCGTGAAACGGGTTAGTCTTGATCACGTGTTGCAGCATCATGTATCTGGATAGGCAAAATAAGTAGTAACTGGCCGTGTTACGGGGGTCAAAGTGGTACGGACGCTTGCGACGGTTCTCGATGATCTGTTCACGGTACGTGGCAAACGTTGTGTCTGGTGCACTCATGAACCGAAGCTCATCAAACGCGCCTACGATGTACTGGGTGCGGTCGTTCAAATACGCCGGACGCCGGGCTTGAATGAGCGGTAAACTCTCGTCGTCGCAGTACACCACCAGATTGTACGGGAGATGAAGGGTCGACAACGAACTGCTCATGTAGTAGTCTGAATTGCGGGCACAGATCTCGGCACTGGCGTCGGGGCATTTCGTCAAATTGAAATAGGCGGTCACCAAGGTCCAGTGCCTCAGATCCGGTTTAGTAAACGTAATCTTGGGATTTAGGGTGAACACCCCGGTGCCAGAATAGTGCCCCAGAAGCGACAGATCGTACCGCTCATTGTCGGGAATCTGGTACCAAAACTGGTCGCGCATCTCCTTGAAATACCAAACGTCGTCGCATACCACAAAGCCCTGGTAATCGATGCGTTTCAGGTACTCATAGAACGCGAGCTCCATGGTCCCGTTGTGGGGATCCACGTCGAGAAAAATAAACGCGCTTTGGCGAATGGTGTCGGCCCACCGGTCCTGACCCGCGGTCTCGAACAAATTGTCGTTTTCAGGGGAACCGTGAAACTGAATGTTGGGGCGCTGGTGGATCCGTTCATTGTACACCTTGTCGTAAATGTCAAACGTGTGCACCACATTGGAGGTGTTGTAAGACAGGGCGGCCGCCGATTGCCCCCGGTGGGTGCCCACGTCGACGATGACGGCGTCATTGAACAAGGTGGAAAGGTACGCGAGCAACCGGTAATGGGAACGACCGGGGGGATGAAAAAAATCGTCCACGTCCTCTTGAACATGGGGGGCATCGAACCCTGGAAGCACCGTCGGGTTCTGGATCAGAGGCTCAAAGTACGTGTCAAACGGTACCGATGCAATGTCCTCCGCCGTGATCTGGTAGTGAGTTTGCTCGATACGTGGCATGGTTATGCAATTCATATCAAATACGCTTTATGTGTATTTGTTATTTGTTATTTGTCCGTCCGTTCAAGACCCGAGTTGCTTCGCTTACCTCAATCGACCAAAGGTTGCTTCGCTTACCAAAGGTTGCTTCGCTGACCGTGGTGCGTGGTGCTGCTGCAAGACCTTGGCTTCCGCACGCAATATTTGCATGCGCGCATAGTCGTTGGTACCCTGCTGGCGCACAAAGGCGTAGCCGGCTTGCTGTTTGTGAGCCATGAGGTCCGGGTGGTCCAAGAAATACCGCATTTTGCGTTCGACGTCGGCGCGGCAACTGACGAATTCGGCGATCCGGTTCGTTTGTTCGTGGGCGGCCCAGCTGTTGGTCAAGACGACGCAGCCGTAGGCGAGGCCTTCGTAGATGCGTTGCGAGACATGGCTGTTTTCAACGTTTTCGAATCCCTGGAATCCGAGGGCGAAGTGCGAGGTCAAATACAGTTGTCGCCGTTGGTCGTAGGACAGGTATTTGGTATGGTCGTTGACGGCGTAGTAGATACCCGTGTAGCCCCACTCCCTTCGGTAGGGGGCAATTGGGTACGCTGTCTCCGACAGCGTACAGTACCGCGATTCTTGTTGGTCGAAACAGCAGGGCACCAGGTCGTCGCATTCGGGATAACGCCACCCCATGTAGCAGTAGTCGCGCTCGGGCCGTCGATCGTATTGTCCGATGGCATCGACCGCGTCGTTGGCGCGCAAGAGGAAGGGGCACCGGGCGTCGGGTGGCACGAGGGTCAACATACGCGTCATTTGGGGGGCGAGAGGAGGTTGAGGGTGCAACATGTTCTCGTGGATATGGAGGAACTTTAGCCCGGCGGATTCTATGGCCGCACAATGATCCTGCCAGTACCAGCCGACGAAGGTGGCTTCGGGCGCATGGGTCGCCAGGCGATGGCACACATTGGCCATGCTGAACACGGGAACGGTATTTCCCATGAAAATGAGCGCGGGGGGGTCTTTACGGATCGTGGACAGGTCGGAGAGGGTGGTGACGGTGCGTACCAGGTGACCGTCGCGGACAAAGGCGTCGGCGAACTCACGGAAGGCGTACCACAAAACGAGGGGTAGACTGATTTCGTCGCAATTGAGGAGGATGATCTCGCGTTTGCCATCGTCCGATGTCGACAGTACTGTTTCGGTTTCGGGCTCTTCGTCGGACATGGTGCGATGCTGCGACTGATCCTGCTTATTGCAGGATTAGCCACAAGTTTCTATGTTTTGTTCTGTTGGGACCAAAATTTGTAACTTTACTATTATAGTAGTACAACGACCAAAGTATGCTTTCGTCATTATTAGTATCAAAATCAAAAAGTGAAAGTTTTACACCAGCAGCACCAGTAGCACCAGCGAAAGGAACGGAACCAGCAGCACCAGCGAAAGGAACGGAGGCAGCATCAGCAGCGAAAGAAACGGAAGCGAAAGGAACGGAAGTAAAAGATTATAAAAACAACGCAGGTGCGAATGAGTTGTCCGATCCAACTCAAGACAGGGGGGCGATAGGTCAGGTGGCCGACGCCTTACCAGGGGCGGCCAACGCCAAAACGGCGGCGTTGGGGGTCATGGCGGCCATCACGGCCGCGTCGGCGTTTGCCATTGACAACGCGGGGTCTCTGAAGGCCGCGGCCCAGGGCGCCCAGCAGATTCCGATGGTGGGGGCGGTGATGGCCCCGCTGGTCATGGTCGCCATCTTGCTCGAGATGGAAAAACTCAACCAGAACCTGCGCGTGTTTCTCTACAAAATCAACAAAGTATTGAAGCAAATGTACTATACGGTGCAATTCATGACTGAGTTTGCGAAGGAGTTTAAATTGGTACTCAACCAAGATGCGCTTAGTGGTATCACCGATGAATTGGCGGAATTTTCCGAAATCGTGGCACTGTATTACAAAATATACAAAGATCCCGATACCCAGTCTTCATCGGACACGACTCAGCCAAAAACACGGCTGGGATCATTGTCCGCCAGCCTCAAAAAAGGGTTCAACGCCGCGAGAAACCTGGGGTCTCGGCTCTACAATAAAATGAACACGTTTGCTTCCGTCGAAGCCAACAAATCCCAGGCACTGGACAATATTGTGATGGCCAACATGTATTTCAACACTCTGTTCAGTCAACTCGAATTTCAGTTGAAGATGAAGCAACTTGATATCGAACCAACAGAATACAAGAATACTATGGAAAGGTTGAAAAATAAAGAAAGTTACAAAGCGATTTCATCTGGCAAAGTGCCTGCAGTAATCAGTGATAAATTGAATACGTTGATTGAAAAATTGGCCGATGACCCGAGTGTTCAAAACCAAGCAGATAAACTTGGAACTGTTGCCGTAAAAGAAGATATTGCCGAACAAAGTACCGTAGCAGCAGAAGCAGACGACGCGAATGCAACACAAGATGAAATACGATCTGGAGAAGTACAAAATGTAAAACCTCCTACAAAAGGAGGATCGAAAAATTGCCCATTCATCGTGGATCGTATCCGCGAATTTTTCGAAGGCAAAGCCAAATCGAATTGGGTGCGGAACCAGCGTTCATTGAGGCGACTTCTCAAGCGACAAAAAAAAAGAACCCGTCGCCAACGACGTACATAGGGTACGGCATAAAAATACATGTACATTTGATTGATTCATATACATGTATTTGAGTCACACACGAGCTTTGCCAGGATTCGCGAAGCGAATCCCCGGTGGTCCGCCTTCGGCGGACCACCCGACTCCTGTGTCACGACAAACTGCCGTAGGCGGTTTGTAAGTCGGCTACCGAAGTTCTGTTTGTTTAGTCGTCGTACCGAAAGAGTCGGCACATGTTCTCCGCCTCCAGGTTCGTTTCCGCGGGCAGCCACAGTTTCGTGAGCAACGTCTCGTCCCGGAACCGAACCGTATATTCCTGCTGCAAGTTGCCGCGCCCGATGCGTCCCATGGCCTGCAAGATTTTTTGTTGCGTCATGTTGGCCAGGTCTTTCCCCAAGAATGCGTGGCAGAATTGGTAGTTGGTCCCGTAGATGTAGTCGCTCGAGGCGATGATCAAATACAGGTGTTGGTGGTAGGCCAGTCGTTTCATGATTTCCGTGTAGCGCACTTCTGCGGCCGGCGGGTGGGCTGCTGCCAAGCCGCCGCCGTGGCCAAACACCCCGATTCCCAGCAGCAACAGCACCTTTTTCTGGGTGTCCACGTCGAGTTCCATGATCTCGCGTACCGTCGCTTCTTCGATCATCGGGACGCACGCGTGGTCGACGGTCGCGCCCTCCTCGAGCCACACGTTTTGGTGGGCGCGCGTGTTGGGCACATACATGGCGTCCATGGCGGCGCATTTGATGTCGGCGCGGAGCACCTCGATGGCCGCCATGATGCGTTTCACTTCCGGTTTGAAGGCCTCCTTTTCCACCTTCTTATCCTTGTCCGATTCGGTGCCGAGCATGTCGTCGAGGTTTTTCATGAGTACGTCCATTTTTTTCTGAATCTGGGTGTTTTGCTGAATCTTGTCTAAAATGCCGTCCAAGATCCGTACCGGAATCTTGGTTTGTTGCAGATAAAACTTGCCGATCTTGTCGACGTCTTCGGTGAGGAAAATCGTCGGGCCGTCCGTCAACGTATGGGCGTCGGCCGTCGTCAACAAGATCCCGGTGCCCCCCGAGCCTGCGCTTGACACGGGCACGGACGCAGGCAGACTCTGCATTCTGGTCAAAGCCTTGCCTAAGTCGCCTTTGGCGACAAGGTTGCTTCGCTGACCTTGTGGAGGTTGAGACTGTTGTGTAGCTGTATCCAACGACACCGTTTTCGTCAGGGCAGGGTTGATACGTACAAAGAGGGATCGGCGCCGGGCCGCCATCTCGGAGTGCAGGCGCGCGTACCGTTCTGGGAAAGACCTGGCCACGTGCCCGAGCAACGTTATATAGTACTCCTTGATGCGGTGCATAGTGAGATCGGCCAGTCCCCGGAACGTCTCGGTCACGCTGTACCCTTCCAGCACGTGAGGATCGGCGAAAGGAACGGAGGCGTCGACCTCTTCGAGGTAGCGTACCATGGCCACGATTTCGCGTACATCGAGGTACCGCAGCAGGACCGGGTGGGCGCGGCAGTGGTCGACGCACGCCGTCGCCTCGGCCGCCGTGGCAAAATGGGTATGGGGCATCGCCGGCCGCCCCGCCGTGTCGACCAGCGTCGTCGTCTTTTTGCACTCGTAACTTGCAATGGTACGTATGTCTGCCCCGTCGAACCGTCCCCGAAACTCGGCGAAACATTCGGCCAGTTCGTGTTCGCGCGGCAACGTGGCGCAGGACCACACCACCCGCGAGATTTTGTTTTTGGCCCACACGTTGTGGATGGTCGGATGCAGCGGATGGTCGGGCACGTCGAGACCAATGGTCGGTTCGTCCCAGTACAAGATCAAGCGCGATTCGTCGAAGAACGACAGCATGTAGTACATGGCCACCAGGTAGGATCCGACGTCGCAGATCATGATTTCCACCTGACTGCCGTTGCTGTTGTCCACTTTGTAGATCCCGCCCGATTTCTTGTTGCGCGTGAAGTCGACCGCGGCGTGGTAATGCAGACGGATGTCGGTGGCCGTCTCGCAGCCAAACGCAAAGGCCACACGTTTGTGCATCGAAATCGCGCTGCGGGCCAGGGCGAGACCGACGTGGCGCGCGGCGCAAATGTAGATGATGCGGTAACGTCCCATCGACAATCCCAGTGGACTGACCGTCTTGCCCGTCCCCGTGGGGGCTTTGTAGAGCACCAACATCGGTCCGAGGTCGGTTTCAGTAGTACGTCCTCCGAAGGAGGACGTACCCAATTCACAACCCGCCTGCGGCGGGTTGTCATTGTCCGCTGTCGGAGACAGCGGACCCAATTGCTGCGCTGTATCCGCGTCTGCGCCGAAGAGACGAAACAGTTGTTTTTGGTGGTCGTAGAGTTGGCGATTGGCGTACCGCAAGAGGTCAGCGTTGCGTTCAATGACGTCGTAGGCGTGGTCAAATACGTGGCGTATGAGGGCATCGCCTCCTTCCCCGGGTAGGCAAAGCGACCCGGGTTGCTTCGCTGACCCGGTCGCCCACGCCACTACCGCGTCCACCAAGGCCAAGACGTGAGGGTTGACGTGCGGGATCGCGGCACGACCGGATCCCGACGCCGGACGGGCCACCTTGCTCACATGAATCAAGGTATAGAGCGCTTTGATCTTGGTCCCTTCCCCTTTCGCTTCGATAGCCCCCGGAGGGGGCAATTGCTGCGCTATCGCCCGCTCCGCCGTGAAGCATGCGACGGCCCAGTCGAGCAATTTGTAGTCAAAGATGGTGGCCTGGTGGGCGGTGACGTTGGATTCCATGTTTTGTAGCCGAATCATGTCGGATTTTTTGAGGGTACTTGCGGTGGCCGACGCTGCCCCGCCGGCGTCCAGGGCGGTTTTCAAATCGAATCCGGAATCTCCCATGGTCGCCATCGAAGCGCCGCTGGGTCGGGCGTCCTTCGTCTTGTTCACATTTTTTTTATCTTTTGAATTTGCGTTTCCATTTGCGTTTCCATGTCCCTTAACGTTCGCGCGGGAAAGAATGTACGGAACAAAGTATTTGACGTAGAGGTAACGGTGAATCTCGGGGGAGGGATCGATTTTGACAAAGGAAATCATCGAGGGATGGTCGTTGGCCACCACGCCCAGGTTGTGGTACCCTTCTTGGATCATGTGCAGGATCCGTTTTTCAGTGTCCGATACAGGGACTTCGATGGATTCCCATTCGGTCTTGGTCAGTTTGGTTTGGTGTTCCACGTCCATGGTTTGTAATCAACGATGTAGTGTTTATGTGTTTGTTTTCGTCAATTTTACGCGGGATTTCCTGGTGGGGGACTTGGACCATGGTCTACGTTTTCGAGTGAGTCTGACGTACGATTTCAACTTTGATTTGGTTTTTCGTGAGGTGAAAACCGCTTTACGATGTGTTTTTCGTGGGCGTCTTCCGCCGGATTTAGCGGCATCATCTGCATTTTCAATTACTTCGTATTCGCAGTTCAAGTATTCCTTGTGTTCTCGTATAAAATCAATTTTGCTGAGGTCATCGTTTTTCCAATCATGACGGGTAATTGGATTCTTTACCAATATGTTATGCGTGTTACTCGGAAGGCTGAACGCATAGAAGGAAAAACAATAACGGTTGTTCAAGACCACCAACCGTTTGAGTTTGCGAAGGTCATTAAATTTTATACGCGTGACCGAACATACATCATCATCTGTACTGCCGCATATTTCAGTATTTGTTTGGTCATCATAGAATTTGTCAAGTAATAATATGGTGGTCGGATCTGTAGTTCTAAAACGTGGTGGTTTACGTATACACGGTATATTACAGTCAAAAAATATATTATCTATAATGTCTGGGTTTTCGTTTTCAATTCTCACCTGTTTGACGTCCCACTTACTGATGTCTCCATAGAAATTCCTGCATCCATGAAACATTTCGGACATGTCAGTAACGTTACTAACATCCCAATTACTTATATCTACGTCTAACGAATGACAATTATAAAACATACTGTCCATGTTGGTGACATTACTTACTTTCCACATTACAATTATCGGTTCACCAAAAAGACTATTAAATACAAATGATGTGCATCCATCAAACATATGAGACATGTTGGTGACATTACTGACATTCCAATGACTGATATCTTGATCGAACGTTTCACAACCTGCAAACATATGAGACATGTCGGTGACATTACTGACATCCCAATGACTGATATCTTGATCGAACATTTCACAACCTGCAAACATATAGGACATGTTGGTAACGTTACTTACGTCCCAAACTATTGGACCATATTTATATTTATTACCAAAGTCAAAGTTTTTGCATTCTCTAAACATTCCAAACATATTGGTGACCCGACTGACTTCCCAATCAGTGATATCTTGATTGAACGATACACATTCATTAAACATAGCACTCATATCGGTGACCTTATCTACCTTCCAGCCCCCAACATTTCCGTTAAAATGACTGCAGCCATTGAACATTCCGGACATGTTGGTGACATTGCTGACATTCCACGTCGTACCAATATCACCAAAATTGTCACTGTGACTAAGGGTGTGCGTTTTATTATAGTAATAGTAATATCGATGGCATCCATCAAACATAAAGGCCATGTCGGTGACATTACTGACATCCCAACGACTGATATCTTTATCGAAAAATGCGAGACCACTGAATAGACCACGCATAATTGTCACTCCACTTACGTCCCAGTTTTCAATGTAGTTTTGTTTGGTGGGGAGTGGGGGTCTTGGCTTTACCTTTATAAATATGTATTGGTCGTAGTAGTCCTGAACAAGTTTTCGAATGTTCTCATTTGTTGGTGTTGGCATTGGCATCACAGCGCCATCATAAAACCCGAAGCGGGTAGCTTTGAGGGAAGCATCACGAGGTTTATCGGGGGTCGGCGGAGCCGACCAACCGGGGATTCGCGAAGCGAATCCTGGCGAAGATCGTCCGTCATTGATCACCGGCGATGCCGGTGATTCCAATTGCTGCGCCATATCCATACACTTCCCCGAAGTATCCGAGAATATACCCTATTTTGAGATAGAAACATCTAAAGATAACAGTGCAATCCATGTTGCGTTTTTTCTTCCCCTCTCATGCGGGGGGTGGCACCGGCACCGGTACCGGTACCGGGACGACCGTGTCCACCGTCTCCACCATTCTGGTCGGATTCTACGACGTCTTGCACCTCGTGGCGCGCATACGTTCGGGGGACGCCCTGGCCATTTTGCTGAATACCCTTCCTTCGAACCAACAGTCCTTTTTGGTGTCGGGAACGATTGCCTGTGAGAAGGAGGAAGCCTACATGAACGAGATCATCGGTGGCCCGGTGCCGCTCAGCAAATACACGGTGGTCGTCTACGGCAAGCACGGCACCGACGAGACGCCACACCGCAAACGGCGCCAGCTCCTCAACCTGGGCTTTGTCGACGTCTACATCTATGCCGGCGGGGTCTTCGAATGGGCCCTGCTGCAAGAAGTGTACGGGGCCGACCATTTCCCGAGCCTGGGCACCCCCCCGCGCGATTTCCTGTATTTCGCCTCGCCGTCTCTCCTGGCCCGCACCGCGCCACTCCTCTTGACGACGTAGATTGTATCGCATCGCACTTTTTGTTACCAATACAACAATTACCCAATCTCATATAGACGTATGGGTACATTCTCATAGAACATGATGACACTCGTGTCGAAGTTACCTGAAGACCTGCAGCGCCATATTCTTGCGTACACGTGGCGACCCCAACCCGCCGCCCTCTTGGACGACATTCGCCATTACTCGGCCTCGAAGCGGGCGGCCGAGGCGTATTATTACCAAGCCATCATTGTCCGCGAGCGTGAACCCCCTCCCGAAGACACATACTGGTTCGCCAGCGACCTCTACAGTGCGATTCACGCACACCGCACGGACGGAGGCACCCACGTCGCCGTTCGACTGGGAGGGTTGGACGTCTGCGGACGTATCAACCTGATGTGGGCCATGTTGCGCCCCCATGAACGCGACCGCTTCATCGCAAAACAGGCACTGGTTTGGAACTGGTGACCCTGACCCTGCCCCTCCTATACCACCATTGTGCGTTCTGGCGCACAATTGTGGGTCACAAGCGCCCCCCCCATCACGCCAATTCGGTGTTCTGGATGGTCTTCGCGAGGTTCTCCAAGATGTTACATCTATGTGTTGGATATTTTGACCACCTGCACCATTTGTTTGGTACGGGTGTACCGTTCGTGGTACATGGTGCGGCGGCGCAGGTTGCATTGCAAACACGCGGCCTGCACATTGTCGCGGTAATGTCCCAATGCATTGTCGATCCGTTCGAGGGTCCACTGACGGGGGTCGCGCACGTGCTCATAGACGACGCGCATCGGTTCATGGCAATAGAAACATTGGAGTTGGCATGCAGACAGGAGCACGCGAATGTCGGCCAGGTCCACGAACCGCGTCGGGTCGTGCAGGCCCTTGCGCAGGTCCTGTTGGCGGTAGCCTTGCCATTTCAGCTGGAGGTGGTGGGCGACGACCGACGCCATCGTCGCCGACACCGACGCCGGGTCGGTCAAACACCGGTATTGGTAGTAGGGATCGGACAAAGG